TGGGCAGCGGGTCGAACGTTCCAAACAATTCGACCCGACTACCCGATTCTGTCAGAGCATTGTGTAGAAGGACATCAGATTTAGACTCCTTGACCAGCCAATTTATTAAGTGGTCTCGACAATGAACCATAACTACACTGTCACTTTCTTTTCTAATTTTGGAAAATTAGGAATTGGTTTTAGTTGTTTGGAGTCCAACAAGTTCGGCCTCTATTTTCTTTTCATTTGGTGACTTCATATAACGACCGAGACCAAGCCCCGCAATAGCGGGAAACATCAGAGCCAAAGGTCCAGTTGGATCAAAAACAGTATTCTTGATTTCTTCACCAGCAGCAATGCTAATGTTAAGGTCTTCGTTACCCTGTTTAGCTATGAGTTTTTGGTATTCTAACTTATGAGTTATGTTTTTCTGCAATCGTTTTGCGTCGAACAATGTGGTATAAAGCCCGTTGGCGGGTGCTGCCTCATAAGCAGTCATCAAGTCTGGTTCAATATAAGTCGGCACTATAGCATCCTGAATACAGCTTGCACTCATAAATACTACTAAAAATAAAACCAAAAATCCTGCAAATAATTTTTGTTTCTTGTTCATTTTGTCTTCCTTAATTTTCTTATTCTGTTTAACCTTAGAAGTTCTTGATAAAACTCTTTTGGTTTTGTAATAAAACAATACCGATCATTAAAACAATTAAAAATGGGATTAACAAGTTTACCAGGACAGTTACAACAAGTATTAGGCGAATAACTACAGAAAAAACATTTGCCTATGGGGCGGGTACGCGTATCTTTGAAGCCGTTTTCTCTTAGCCATTTGTTTTTAAGGTACAGAACACTGTTTCCTGGTTTCCAGTTTTTTGCAATCCATCGCCACATTCGTAGACACAGTATCCACGTTTGGTTTAATGTTAATTTCTTTTTCATACTAACCTCCCAAATATCTTTTCTTAGCTTCAGGACTTATAGCCATAATCCATCCTCTCATATTATGCTTTCTAATTTCATAATCATTAAGGTTTGGCATGGCTTCATCGCATACGCGTCGAAAACTTCTGGCAGATACGGGATATTTCACGTATTCTTCATTGCATATCCCAAGATACAGGTCATAAAGCTGCGTTCTTGAGACGAATGAGTCGGGCACACCGAGTTCAATCCAGTCACAGAACATGCTCTTAATTGGGCTGGACTCAATCTTCAAGTCTTCAATGGTTGCCACTGACTTGACAGGCTGCGTGAATCTGCCACTGTTTTGTAACAGGCGTTTCAAACCTTCTACTGCCCAGACTGCTATGCCCTGACGTTCTGCTACCAACTCACGGTACAACATTACATTCGGATTATGCTTGAATGTTCTGCCAAAGTTTAATAGGTTATACCTTCTGAACAAAGCCTGTGTTTCATCGTGGAATACTGGTAGTTTATTGCTGGTAAAGGTTATTTTACAAAACAATTTACCAGATACCGCCTCTTTACGCATCCTGCGTATCGGCATTGCGTCATTGCCAGTAATCTGTTTTAGTGTTGATAACAATTTCTGTCCTTTGCCGTGGCCAATTTTGCCCTCTTCAGAGACCATACACGCATACTTGCCAACCAAAGAAGACAAACCAAACTGGTCCACACAAAGCTGTTGTGTGTTCATTGGCATATAATTGTCATCAAGTAAATACTGAAGAACACGTTGAGCAGTTGACTTACCCGAACCTGAAGGGCCATAGACAAACATGAGTTGTTCAAGGTAATTAGATGCGGTCATATTGTAACCAAACCACTCTTGTAACAATGCTATCTGCTCTTCATCCCCTTCAAGCCATTCATATACACTTGTTATCCACCTTGGACTCATTGCCCTGGGATCATAATCATAGGACAGAGTTGCAGTGGTAAACAAATTGTCGCTGTGCGGAATCAACTTGTCATTCATCACATCTAACATACCATTCTTAAACAGTATCAAATGACTTAAATCAAACTGTTTACCTGTGTTTATAAGGCATGGCTCTAACACATGGTTGGGCACCATACTTATAGCGTGGTGACACATAGCTGAAATCAGTTCTCTTGTAAAATATGTATTGACTTTGACATCCTTAACCTTTTTATCATCATCATCGGCGTATTCAAACCCGTGAAAGAATTTTGCCACCTGTGACGCCAAGGTTTTTTCGTTTACAAGATTGTATTTGCCCTGACTATACTCCCACCACACATCATGGTGGTTCAATAAACGAGTCTTACGGCTTCTTAAAAATCGTTCTGCCATACTAAGGAAATCAAGACCGCCATAAATTAAATTGTCAGTGCTGCCCTCTACTGCCTTGGATGCTATCCAGGCGTCAAGCTCTTCAATGCTCAACCCGGCAATTAACCACCGTCTCAAATCTTTATGGATAGCCGGAGGTAAGCATTTGAATACCTTCTTACATCTTGTCTTGAGTTGCTTGAAAGTTCTTTCCATACCACGCACGCCAGCACCAGCATCATTCTCACCAAACACCACTGCTGATTTCCCTTGAAGCAATGCTGCTACTAAGATGTTCCCGCTTTCAGCCGATGGCTTGCCAATACCAATATACCCCAGGTCCATCGCAGCCAGGACATCAGATGCACCTTCCACCACGAGATACGGCTTATCCGAAGTAGGTAACACCGATGTGTTGGTGTAAACTTTTCCATTGGTGCGTAACTGATGCAAGTAACCCGAACCTTCAATATGTTTGATAGAGCCTTGCTCCACTCTGCCGCAAATGGCGGCGGTTGGATTGTGGGGATCGTCATTAGATACCATACACCAATCGGATTTGTGACATATTGGGCAATCCACACCTGCATTTCTAACTCTCGTAAAACTATCGTTGTTAATAACCCTTCCTTTTTCAATTTTTCCAACGCATTCATAAATCAACCCTCGTTTTGATCCTGATACCATAAATTTTGAGCCGTCACGTTGTCGTCTTGACAGTCCCACAATCAATCCACGTTCATCTCGTTCAGCGAATATCCAGCACTCCTCTATATAATCATAGCCTACACCAAGTCTGTTGATGGAGTCAACTGTCACTCCCAATTCCTCGGATAAGGCTATGACCATAGACGGATAGACATTGGAAAGAAACATGGTATATAGTCTCTCCAATTCATCCGGCTTTAGAGGCGGCGTCTTTGCCGTTGTTTTCATGGTTTTTCCTTAAAATAAAACCAGCATGGGACGGGCAGGATTCAAACCTACTCTCTGGAGTCCTAACAATCATTATCTCCAGCCGAATTTTTTAATTGATTGACTGTTGGATGCCGCGTTTCACACACGCCGCCGTCCCTTACTGATTTTTCATAGGTGGATTAAAAAGGAATTTCGTCAATGACCCTTCGCAACACTCTCGTTCTAACTTCCGGCCAATCGTTGTTCTGGTTTACGGCTACCTCATAACCAAGTTCTTTGACCACCTCAGTCCATACTTCAGCTAAAGTGTCAGCCATAGCAGGACACACATTAGTCTCACATGTTTCCCACGCCTGATCCTCGGTACATGTTGCTGGTAAATCCAATGCGTTAATCAACTCATCCGTAGCACTCTCCTCAACAGGAGGTTCTTCAGTTACTGGAGCAACGGGTTTGCTTACCTTCGGCACTGCTGGTGGAGTTTTCTTAGCCGCATTAGCCGCAGCAGCTTTCTTCTCAACAGGTGATAATGCATTCCACTCTGCCGCCGCAGCCCGTTCTTTTTGTTCCTCTATTGCGACTTTAGCCAATTCTTTAGCACTTGCCACATTTTCTGACACAGGTTTATTAGCCTTTGGCACTACTGGAGCAGTAGTTCTTTTTGCAGCAACCTTCTTGGCTGTCGGAATAGCTGCAGGTTTGTCACCACCATTTAGTTCACGGATAGCGTTCGCATACTTGGCTTCGATAGCAGATATACCAGCATCATCCATCTTGCCCACTGTTCCACCGGGTACAGCGTCAACGTTGTCGATCCATGAAACCTGAATTGACTTCTTACCTTTGTATTCATTCTCCTCAGTGCGGAACTGTACAGGTATTGCACTAAAGTCGTCCTCGTTGAGTGATTTGATGCTGCCATCCCAGTCGGGGTATGCCTTCTTAATTTGCTTGGCATTGAGCGTGACCTTGCAATCTTTGTCAAATAGGACAAAGTAACCAGTGGACTCGCACTCCGGCACATTGGTGTAGTCAACAAACGTCTGTGCTTCAGGATCATACGCCTGCACAGCCTGGAGTTTACATACAAACTGTGGGAACTTGTTGACCCTGGTTTCACTGATACCTGACTGCATGGCGTAGCCTATGAATGTATTTTCTACGTCGATCTTTGTGTTCATAATTACTTAACCTCCAAAATAATTGATTTGTTTTCTTCCGGTTTTGTCTCTTCTTCTTTCTTTTCTGGTTCAAGCGGTACATACTTAATAAAGTCTGTGCTACCACATGTTGGACATTTGAATATAGGTGTCGCGGTTGCTATCTCACTGGTCTCTGGTTCATCTGTGCCCTTACCACAGGCATTGCAAGTGTACATATAGGAATCAATTCCCCACTTCTTACGTTCCTCTTGAATGAGCCGTATCATATACATCTGTGCTACCCTGTTGCATAGTTGTAGCTTGACAGGATCAGCGTGACAGTTTTTTTGACGAAGACCAGAACCACACGGACAAAGCTGGTTTCTATCTTTATCTTTTAAGCCAGTCTTAATAGACATTACTCATCCTCCCCAAAAAGAAGACGCCAGATCGAGTCATCTGTCTTATCCTTAAACTCCACACAAGGATACTCTGAACCGATGGTCCGTGACTTTGCCATAAACTCTACCCGTCCATGAATATATACAGCACGCTGGTCATTGGACGTAGCTTTCTTTGTCTTACTCACCACAAGATTTGTGTGATTGATCCTGAACACATGGTCACACCACTGCATTACAAGATTTAATATTGAATGTTTGTCATCGTGGTAAAGGTCAGGCGTTGCCATCTTGTAGTCTTCACCACTCTCGTTGGTCATCTTAGTGCCAGTAGCCTGGGCCAACAGAACAACATTCTTACCCTTGCGAACCCAGGTGTTAAGATCATTGAGTAGTATTTCCATAGTCTCAAGCCAGTGACGATAACCCTTGTGGAAACCGTAATCTTCCAGGTTAACAGCACTGCCGCCCCCTTGTTTCTTGACATTACCCAGCATAAAGGGCACCATCCAACGTTGTACTTCTGTTATAGTATCAACAACTATGTCACCGCAGTCATCAAACACACTTGAATGTAGACAATCTCTCACGTCCTGATAGTCTTCAATGTTGTTAATTACCCGCAGTTTTTTGCCAGTGACAGGGTGCCGCATGATCCCGCCGCCATCATCTGTGCCGATAAACACGGGATCATTTAACAGCATAGCGAGTGTGGTCTTACCCAGACCCGATCCACCGTATACCATGACTTTTGAACCAGCACGATCCCAGTCCACAATACTAAAATTTTTCGGCACCCTATTTCTCCTCCTGGAAACAGTATGTGCCGCCTCACTGTGTACCATTGGCGGCTTAGGTGGCAGTGGTTTAGGTATTGCTGGTTTCTTAGTTACTGTGGGTGGCGGCATTATACTTTCTCCTTAATAACGTCTTTGATGTTGAATAAAAATTTGGCATTTTTGAGGTACTCTTCTGTTTTCGTATTGCATATACCTGACCCCCTATCATTAGGAAGATAAAATACTTGGCGACCTTCAGGAAAGTCTCTGGTATTAATGTACATCATAAAATCATCATTTTTATGACTTTTGAACACATCCCCATGTTCCCACACATGCTTCGGCTTCGGGTAGAATTTATCCAAGACTTTTTTCGCATCGGCTGGAGTCTCAAAAAATTCATACACTCTAACTACACTGCCGTCACTGTGTAAATAGTTTTCTTCACCGTCGCTAATAAAAGAAACGGGGCGGTGACCCCTCTTGCGATTGCCAATAAAGTTTGATTTTACTGTAAACATTACATTTCCTCCAACTGTTTCTTTTCTAAACTTGCGGTATCCAACGTAGTTCGATACCCCTCTGGTGCTTCCTCTGTACTCAGAGCAAATCGTCTGTTCTCGTGACACGCCTTGTAGAAATCACATTTTCCAGGATTCTTACAACTCTTCCCATTACGTATCCACAAATTCTCTTTCTCGATATACCTGATAGTTTGTACCAGTTTAGAGCAATCCACAGCAAATTCTGCAAGATCGTTTTCATCAACTGGTATCTCTTTCCTGGCAAAGTAGAAGTCAGGACGTTCGGTGATGTCAACAAGCAAACGTTCAGCATACATTTCTGGGGTTTCGTGGATAGCATACTGGCCTTCCTTAGCTCCGGGTTCAACAGAAGCATACGCATAATTAACCGTACATACTTTATTTTCTATATCAAGATCGGACGGTGTAACCATGAATTTCTTCCCGCAATATTCCCCGGTCTCAACCAGTTTTTTACTGTCAGATTGTGACAGTTTCTTAGGTTTAATACTCGGCTTCATCCAAACGTCATACACTGGCGTCACTATCTGTGCATCGCTTGGATTAAGGCCGTACTGTTTCAGTGCCCCACCTGTCCATAATAACCACATGGCGTAGGAATAGGTCTGCACCTGACCACTCATTTTAAGTTTGTCCCAGAAACCGCCATCTCCAAGATTACTTCCAGTTGACTTCTGTTCACCGATAACTATACGACCCGATGCTTTGTGTCTCCACAGTTGGTCGATCATCCCGTCGAGTCTGCACCTGGGAAGTTTGCGATTAGTAACGGGGTCAATGATAGGTAAACTAAATGGTATCTCACCTGCTATGACCTCGTACTCATTCTCTGGGTACAGCCATCTATATCCTGTGAAGGCATAGAGTATGGTCAGTTTCTCAGTTTCCCATCTATGAGCATCGAAATTCTCTGGCATGTCACTGTAGGCGTATTCCAGGTAACGTGCTCCCGCAGTTGCCAGGTCATCAGGTACAGTGCCGCCACCTTCGCATAAGTAACAGTCAGGGTCAACACTGCGATCCACTGCTGCACACTCTGGGCACAGGTCGTGTGGTTTGTAGGACATGATTTCTTGGAGCTTGGCCCAGTGTGATCCTATGCGAAAGTAACCCTTGTCCTCTTCTGGTCTCCAACCCATGACGTACTTCAGAAAATAAGACCAGTTACAGTCTTTGTACATCCTGATGGATGTTGAACTTAACACTATGTCTCTCATAATAAAAATCCAAATGCAAATTTTAACCATATAAATGCAACTATTCTGGTCGAGGGTGAGTATGCTAATACAGGAGTCAAATACAAAATTCCTGTAAAACCTATAAACACTCTACCCCATCTTCGTGTTTTCATAATTATGATGATTTCACCTCCTCTCTATTAATAGCGGCATTAATTAAATCTTTACCGTGTCTGAACACTTTAGATTTTGGTCTTTTCATTTACAATGTTCCTTTCTTTGAACACCTTCTATTTACAGTAATGATCACTTAATTTACCCTCCGCATTTATAGGGATGCCATTTGCCCAAGTTGGAACAAATTCCATAATCTTCTGTGCTTCAATAACATCTTCTTCAGCAGTTTTCTTATCCAGAATCAATACCACTTCATCGTGAACGTGTAATGCTATCCAGTACCCAGCTTTATCAAGTCTCACTATGGCCTCACCTAAGATGTCCCTCGATTCTGATTGAATGATATTCTCAGTCAGATACCCGCCCCAAATTCCTTTAGCCCATTTGTAGTTCAACGACGGATGCTTTCCACCTGTCACCTTGGCACCAGGGTATCTGATGTATCGGCCAGATGGTAACTCTATGAAAGTGGCACCGTCCTTGTGGTAGAATCTTAGGTTGCCATTGACAATTCTTTCTTCATGTTTGAACCGAGTGACATAGCTCCATGCCTTTTCGACTAATGACCAGAACTCCGGTATCTTACTATACTTATGACGATACAGTTTTATGAGCTTGTCAATGAAATTCCAGTCATACTTACCAGAATCAAACAGTGGACGTAGTGACGGATTGATGTAGCAGTTCTGATAAAACTTGTTAGTGCCCATGCCGTATCCACAATTGCTACACAACAAATCACCGGCTTGAAACCTTTTCCAATTTCCCGAATATAGGATGTCTGCTGTTTCTAAGGTTTTCGAGCCTGGTAATGAATCTAAGATTTCCAGGTTCATATCCCCGATCATTATCAATCCGGTCGATGTCAAGTGTTGGATCATCCCAGCCTGGTAGCGTTGCCAAATACTCAAGAAAAGACACTCTATCTGTGATCCAACTGGGCCAGACTCTGATACCTCTTTCACCATAGTGTTTATGCGGTCTTGTTTCACATCGGCTAATGATTGCACAAATTCTGTCAAGCAACCGTGATCTGTGCGGTGCTGCCACCCATGACTCATAAGCCTGAGTTTTGCCGGATGCCTTTTTAGCACAGACATTACAGCGTGTAGATTTTCCCGCGATAAGATTGTCGCGTAAAGGAGTAATTTTTCTACCACAAGAGCAACAACATTTGACGGACTTAATCCCCCCAGAGGAACCGACGACGACTTGAAGAACCGTAAGTTCTCCATAAACCATTCCTGGCTGTGGTTGTGGGTGTTTAGTTCGGCTGCTGTAGTCCACCCGTCCTTTGTTAAGATTTCGTGATCTGGTGTCATCCAAACGTCGTTTACTTTTATACATTCTTTTAATCCTTTTTCTATTACACCGTAGTGAGTGACCCAGCCGTGTCCATCCCATAAAAAATCACTACGCATTACTTCTTCTATTGGTTTAAACCCATTGTCTGTCTGTATTGGAGTGCCGTGTGCTAAACACCCAAGAATCGCATCCTTGCCAAAGCCGCGCCTTAACTGATAGAGTTTGTTCAACGGTGTAGGATCATCGTCTCTTGCTTTCCGCACAAAAGCACCGAATAATTCAGTAGCAAATTCAGAATAGATGTCGGCACCTGTTCCAAACATTTCTGTGAGGTCATCTTGCCCCGCTTGCCAGGCCAAGTTCCTTGCCTCGATAGCTGCAAAATCAAGTATGCCAAGCACACAACCTTCAGGTGCTTTGTATAACCCACGCACTTCAGCTATCAACGGATGAGTCCCGCGTCCAGCACGGCCTCTGCCACCCATATTATGCTGATTGATACCGCCGACACCGCCCCATCTCCACGTCTTACCCCGACAGTACCCAAGGCTACCGCCCAGTTTGTTGCCCCTTGCTTGAGCCTGGAGCACTGTATTCTTGACCTTCTTAATATGTCCTGGCCAACCACCCACTGCTACCCTGGCCTCTGCCAACACCCTGATTTCCTCAACAGGATGGCACACCAGTTCTTCCATCGCTTGATCTGTCTTAGCGAGGGCTGGGATCATCTTGCCTTTAGGATTAGCCTTCATCGGCATCTTCTCGCCATGCTTCTCAAGAACCTCAGTAAACAGCGGCACAAATATTGTTGACTTAGATATGTCCTCATGTCCGTAGTCAACACCCATAACCTTGCCAGCTTTTGTTACGGCTGCGGCCATCTCTAACATCATTCTCTGTTGTACAATCTTAGCTCGGTCAATGTCAATATCAAAAGACTCATTGAGGAACATCTGTAGAGTATGTGTAGCCAGTGGCATCTCAATCTCAGGCCGTGCCATGACAGCGGGTAGCATGTTCTCAATGAGAAACATGGTGATGTCAATGTCCCCAAGACAATACTTTTCCAGCTTCTTGTAGTTCATGTTCATGGCATGTACGCCTTTGAACTCACTCGTCTTGCCCTTAGATACTGGAGCACCCCACTCTTTGCCCAGACTATCCAGATCATGCTTGCCTTTGGGATCGTGCATGTTGGCGAGGTCTAATGTGTCCACTGTGAACTTAGGTACAATGCCAAAATATTCTTTCATCACCAAACAATCAAATTTCAGATGTTGACCACCGACTGTGACCTTTTTAAGTTCCGGCCCATAGGCTCTTACGGCTGCATCGAAGTAAGCACGAACCGCATTCGGCTTATAAAAGTTGCGTGACACTTTTCCAGTTTCATCAATGTAGCCTTCGCCCAGACCAGTCAATTCAAACCTGTCATCCATGACATATTCTATCAAGGATATGGAGTCCTTGTGTTTCCCCATCCGATAACCAACGTCAAAGAAACTTTCAAAATCGAGGACTAACAGGTTGATGGGGTAGCCAGCAGCCTCTAAGATTTCTTGAAAATTTTTCATCTAACCCCCTAAGCCCATCCCATCTTTAAGCTGAAGATGGTAACCCTTTCGCTCGTCTCCATGAACTTCAAAGTTGTCGTGACCATTTGCTCCGATTGCCCTGACTCGTGCCAACTGATAATCCACATGGTTTAGTGACTCGTCTTCATCATTAAAGAACTTGATTAGTTTCAAGACTGCAAACAATACACACTTATTATGGTTCTTGAATCTGCAATTAACATGCTGTGTGCCATAGTTCCTTGCATGAGCACTACTGTCAAACAGAGCGTCAGTGTCAGTCTTTATGTTGACTATCCTGTGTAATTCCATTAGGTCTCTGGATAGTTGGCCCTGGATATACATGGTTGATCGCAATGCCAGGATTGCCTCACGTATTTCTGTGCCAAGGCGTTCTCGCTTTGCTTCTTCATCAATGTCTGGCACTTCAAGCTCGAAATCGTCTGGTTTTTTTACTGTGGGTGGTGGCATTATATCTTCTCCTTAATATTGAAAAGAAATTTGGCTTTATTCAAGCGGTGAGACATATTTCCGAATGCTGGGCCGCTCACTGGACTTTCAAGACAAATTGCTTGTGCGGGCTTTCCATTATCATATTTAATATAAATCATAGATAAATCCCCACTCATAAACACATCCCCATGCTTCCATACATGCTTCGGCTTTGGGTAGAATTTATCCATGACGGCTTGTAGCTTAAACATGTTTGTTCCTCCTAATTAGTGTGTGTTGTGTGTGATGCTAATCGTGCAATATACACATGTTCCACAACTTCTCCATCTGGCCACACATCCAGTGCTACCAGACCAAACTGTACCTTACGTGAGCACTGACGGGCACCAAATTTTGTGCCGTAAGTTTGGAGGCCGGGCGTAGATATTGCAATCGTATCCTCTACTTTATGAATACAAAATCTGTGTGTGTGTGAACGCACTAAAACATCAGCCTTTGGCTGTTCCCCTACTGCCGCCCAGTCTCTGTTATCTCTTATCTCATTAAACAAACTGGTAGATGGATTAACACAGTTTCCTTGCTTGTGTTTTAGATCGAATATGCATCCATTAACATCTTCCCATTCGTGACCGCCTATTTTACAACCAAAATGTTTGGCCACATCTATTTCAAAATCTTCTGCATCTCCCGTATGATAGGGTGTGCCAAAAGTCATCGTGTGTTTTTTAGCTCCAATCTGTTCTATGCACTCAATAGCCATAGCCACTTGTTTTTTACGATCTGTGGTTATCTGTTCTGTTCCGCCTGACCGTTTACCGTCACCGTCTATTGCGTCACCATTTATGAAGCATATATCTATGGGACGTAAAATATCAAGTATTTTGGTGTACCAGTTCCAGCCCTCTGCTTGGGACTTAGCAAACTTATTTCTGATACGTACTTCTTCACTGGGAGGATTATCAATATAACCCCACTGCCAGGACGGAGGAGTAAGACCAACATCGCTGCCACAGTGTGAATCTGCAAACAAAAGAACCCGCTTAATTTGCCCTTTTCTAACCGCTCGTTTTACAGAACTAACATGGATGCCAAGCCTATCAGCGACTTCTGTTTTCATCACACCCATTCTAAGAAGTTGGCATATCTGTTTCAACATGGAGTCATCCATTGTAATTTCTCCAACTTTCTTTTTACTATATCAAGTGTTTCATTCGCCCAATGGTGATCTCTGTTCCACGGCCTTGGAACGAGCAATCCTTGACCTCCTGCTGCTATGAACTCCTCTATGTTCTTATCCCGATCATCAATCAAAAGTGTATCTGGCCCGGCAAAAATCTTCTTGTCCGCACCAGTTATTAGTGCTTGCTTCCGACGATTTTTTCCCAAATGTTCCTGTATCCAAGTGAGTTTGCCTACCGTAGAGTTTATGTTTTTCATGGGTGTTGTGAGTAAGTTAAGGGAACTGTCGGTCTGTCTTGTAAACCTTCTGACTGCGTGATAGATACCTTTGCCGTCAGCCATCCATTCTAAGTCAGCCCAAAATTTGGCAGTACACACGCTGTCTACCTGGTCCCAGGTTAAGTTAGCTTCCACGAACCAATCCCATAAGCCTTTTGTATACGGGTAATCAGAAAGGGAATAGGGTATGTTAAACACTTTATGTACCCCACCCCCAAAGTCTGCCAACACCCCATCCATATCAAGAAATACTTTCATAATTTCCTCCAGAAAATAATTAACTGTACTATTCCGAGTAGGATCGAGGCGATGCCCGCTCGCCATTGCCGAGCCAGAAGATCACAAATACCCAGCCCGAAGAAGGACACCACTATTAGGATTAGTAGTATTGTTCTAAGCATTAACACCCCCACCAAAGCCCGGCTTGGTCTCTTGCTTTTCTGCATCCAGCAGCAGTTTGAGCAAGTAAGCCTTGGCGTTGAAGATGATCGCGTTTAGGCTATCTATGATAGGTTGTTCGCTCTTATACCCTCGGTGTGCCAAACGTGCATCTACAGTGTGACGACAAAGCGATTTCATGCACACATCAAAGTGCTTCTCACCGAATAGGTTCTGCCAGTTATCGCTATCCCGTAAGCCGTTCGCTGTTTGCCGGTGCTTGTTTAGATACTTGGCATAGCATTTATCGACCAGCGGATTATTGTAGCCTTCATAGTCAAGTTTACTTATGTCATCATCACGTGTCGCCCCACTTGCAAATTCTCGCATGTCTTCTCCTTTTGCTTTATAGCTGTTGTTAACCGTTTACGCCCTGCCACAAGTAAGAGCAAAGCACGTATTCACTCATTCTGTTTGTACCTTTCCATCGCGAACTATCTTACCCTGTTTTAGTAGTTCAGCATATTGTATGTTGAACTCTTCCAATGTCATATTGCCCTGGCCATACTCCCAACGTAAGTCTTGTTCTTCTTGTGTTGTTCTATATGGTTTTTGTCGCTCATTTATGGGCATTGCAGTTTCCTCATCTCAGCTTCTATCCAGTCTTTATCTATTAGGCCACACCCTCGCACTCCATTACCTTTTGCTGGTGGGTGTGGCCCCCAGAAAAAGATGCGGGAATTTCCTTTTTACTGTCTGTAAATGCATTTTTATTGTTGCTTCTGTCAAGCCTGTTTCCTCAGCAAGTTCTAAATAAGTAAGGACGTTATGCGAAGCAAAGTTGACATAGATTGTGATCGCCACTTTAGGTATTCCTAACGCTTCCAGCCGTTCTTCCATTTCTTCTTCAGCCTCAAATACAGGCATATCAAACAACATGGCGGCTGTTTCAACAATCTGTGAGTATGGCTTGATTCGTGGTATCATATCAGTGCCCCTGTCCCATTCTTATGCCGGACTTTGTTTCATCTGTGAGCTCCTTCATTTCCTCTGTTCGTCTCATTCCACAGTAAGAATCACCCAACATTTGCAAGTAACCACAACCTTCCAATTCTTTTATACGAATCCGCTTACACCTTACACAATACCTCTCTGTGCGTACGGCCCAACACTTTTTGGACATTTCACACAACGCATCTTCACCCCATAATAGTGCTTTCCTTAGTTCTATTCTATGGCCCTGTTCAATAATCTCGGCGTCAGTCATTGTCCGCTCTCTGTCTAAATGCGGCCAACGGATACAAAAACTCTGCCAATATTCAGCGTCGAGTGTATCAATCACCTGTCTGTGTGTCAACTTCATTATGTCCATATTAAAAATCCTCCCCTGTACCCTATGCACTTTATTCTTCAATTTCACCTACTATTTCATCATATTTCTCAATTTTATTTCACACTTTTTACAGTTTTTCTTGCCCAGGTTTGTCAGGCGTAACGACTATAACCTTTGTAGTAACTGGAACACGGAAATGTCTCCTTTCCCACAGAGATTCAGCAGTATAATCCAACACAACTTCAATGCCGTTAATGTATCTGAATACCACCTGATTCTGCTTACTCAAATTCGCTTTTTCCTGGGCACTTTTGATGGCCTGTTGTTTGGTCATTTGCTTGTCTCCATTACCTCAACAGCCTGTCTTCGATTCTGCAATCCGATAGTGTGGCCGTAAAAATGCTCTTCAAAAGTCCTGCCCTGCTTATGTTTCCAACTTTCAAATCCGCCCATTTCTGGTGAAGACCATGCAGGCCTATCTACTGATTCTTTTAGCATAATTAACCTCCTAAAT